GGTCAGGGATTCCACCTGGACCAAGTATAGTATTACTAGTTGGATCGGTAGGAGTTCCCCTAAAAATCCTATAACGATCATAGTTCATTGTAACTGTCACTCGCATTACTTCTGCTTCACCATATTGTAGTGGAGTCGTTGTGATTGTTTTAGGAAAGGAATTAATTAATTGATATGTAATATTAGTTTCTCCAGGTATACCATAATTCTTCTCAAATTTTGTTATATAAAATCCCGTCGAATTTTTATAGTGCTTTGGGTATTGAAATCTACGGTAGTAATTTGAAATATTATTATCATAGATACTTGGTTCATCGAGATTTAATGGACCACTATTTCCACCAGAGATGAAATTTATCCATGCTTCAAAGAACATTAATACTGTATAATTCCTATCAATATAAAATGTAAAATCAATGTCGGTATTGATTCTAGTGTGTGCAAATTCTTGAGTTACACCTTGAAAATTATCCTTGACTTCTCCAGTTGCATATGTCGAAGATGGAAGAGTTGCATTAGAACAAGAAAATGATAGTAATCTTTTAAATGTTGTATCCCAATAAACTCTGTATACTCCCTGTAAATCATTAGCATCTAAATGCGCTATAAATGGAGTAGTGCCATCAGATGCTGTCCCCCACCCATCATCAATGTAAACCTGATATAGATTCTGCCGTGCAAATCCACCTTCAAATTCCGCACGAACATTGTCCATCGTCAGATGTTGTATCGCTGGAATTGACTGCTCGGACATTTCTAAATACTACTATGAGTCTTTGTTATAAGTATTTAGATGGCATATAGTGGAAAGTTTCAACCATCATATCCAAGAAAATATAAGGGTGATCCAACAAATATAATCTATCGTTCTCTCTGGGAACGACGTTTTATGGTTTATTGTGATCTAAACGAAAATATTCTTGAGTGGGGTTCTGAAGAGATTGCTCTTCCATATCGTTCACCAATCGATAATCGAATTCATAGATACTTCCCAGACTTCTATATTAAGGTCAAGGAATCTAGTGGTCAAATTAAAAAATATATCATCGAGATCAAACCAAAGAAACAAACGATCGAACCAGAAGTTAAGAAGAGAAAGACAAAATCTTACATCTATGAGGTCTATGAATATGCCAAAAATCAGGCAAAGTGGAAAGCGGCAGAAGAATTTTGTAAAGATCGTCTGTGGGAATTTAAAGTTTTAACAGAAGAAGATTTAGGTATTAAATAATGCCAAGAAAGACGCTCAAACAAAGAAAAGAAAAATATCCAACGGACGATAAAACCAATCGTATCCGTTCTGTGATGGATAATCTTGTTGGGATAGAAAAAGTTGATGATATAATGAACGAACTTCGGAGTTCTTTAACTGGAAGTGGTAAAGTTCCAAGTACTGGAAAGTATTATGTCTTTGTTTACAGTCCCAAGACTCCCAATATCAGATACGATCAACACCCATTAGTTGCAGTCACTGATGTATTTGAGTGGGGATTTCGTGGAATCAACTTTCACTGGGGTCAAGTTCGTCAATATACTTGGAACGAAGTTGTAGATCAATTATATGAAGTATACCCAGAAGAACTTGATGATGCCAGAGAACTGCCAATTAAAAAATTCCGTCTAAATAGTTGATAATAGTGCCAATCTAGTAGAATAAATGGCTGAAATATTAAGATATCCCTATGAAGCAATAACGGACAAGACTGATTATCTTCAGGTAAATATAATTTCTTATCCAGGAACAGGGGCACTTATTGAAGAAACTGGATTTGGTGTAAATAAAAGTTCATTTGATATTCAAGCAAATTTACTAGGTTCTCAACTAAAAGCTAAACAATTAGCAAAGGATGGAACTATTATTCTACCAATGCCATCAAATATTGAAGATAGTAATTCTGTTTCTTATGATGGAGATAGTTTAAACTCAATCACTGCCGGTGCTATTGAAGGTGCTCAATCTTTAATGACAGGTGTGAACTTGGCGGATCCTAGTACTTGGAGTAAAGCTATAACGGGTGCATATAATCAGGCGGTAACCACTGCTGGATTAGATGTTGGAGAAGCTAAAAATCTGCTATTGAAACAATTGGCAGCAAATGCTGTTAATGTTTTTGGAACTAATGTTTCAATTAATCAACTTTTGGCAAGGTCTGGGGGAAAAATATTCAATCCAAATATGGAGTTACTCTTTAATAATGTAACTCTGAGAACTTTTAGATTTAGTTTTAAAATGACTCCAAGAGATGAATTCGAATCTCGTCAAGTAAAATCAATCATTAGATCATTTAAAAAAAATATGGCACCATCAAAAGGTGGCAGCACGTCAACAGATCAAACTGTTGATGGTAATACTGTTGCTGGTACAACAAACACCAGCCTTTATCTAAACACTCCAAATATGTTTGAATTGGCGTATAGAAAGGGAAACAAAAGGCATCCATTTCTTCATACTTTTAAAGTGTGCGCTTTGAGTGATATGAGTGTCAATTATACTGGAGAAAATGTTTATGCAACATATAATGATGGAACTCCAATTTCATTGATACTGAATTTAACATTTAAAGAAATTGTTCCAATTTATTCTGAAGATTATGCAGATGTTACTGAACAAGATCTTAATTATAATCCAGATGGAACTACTTATGGAGTAGGTTACTAAAATGGGATACTTCAGAGAACTACCAAATATTGAGTATCTTTCACCACTTTCAGATCGCAACTCTGCATCTGAATATATTCAGGCAAAGAACCTCTTCAAGAGAGTTAAGTTAAGAGACGATTTTTATAATTCAATTACAAACTTTACAAAATATCAAATCACTGAAGGTCAGAGACCAGATCAGGTTGCACTTGAACTTTATGGTTCAGTGCAACTCGATTGGGTTGTTCTTATCTCTGCGAATATTGTTAATGTACGAGATCAATGGCCTCTTTCAAACAAAGACATCTATACCTTTGTTGAAAATGCTTATGGTGATGAAATGAATAATGTACGTTTTTATGAAACCATCGAAGTGAAAGATTCAAAAGGAAGATTGATTATGCCCGAAAAACAAGTGGTTGATCGAAACTTCAAGTCGCCAAGACCAACAATAGAAACCGCAGAATCTTATGTTCAGTTCTGGGATAGTGGACTAGAGCAGGTTGTTACGAAGTACAATATCACACGCCCAGTCACGAACTTTGAATATGAAATGCGTTTGAACGATGAGAAGAGAGGGATTTATGTTCTTCGCCCATCTTACCTGCAGCAACTTCTTCTTGATATGAGAAGAGAAATGAGATATTCCAAGTCATCTCAATACATAAATGCAAAGACTAAAAAAGGTGACAACATTAGAGTAAAGTCACCATAAGAGTTCTAGTTTCTTATCAAAGACCATAACGTATCGGTGCTTACGGGAGCGTTCTTTCCACTCTCCTTCAGCACCTTTTATTTTACCTCTTGAATGCTTAGTTCCGTCTGCATAGTAGAAATCTTTTTTTGCATCTGATAATCCACAATACATAAAGTTACAAGCGCGATAGATTGTACCACTATGGCGGTCACTATCAGCGTATGAGATGATTGCTTTAACTTCTGTTTCTTTTCTAAGTCTCTTAATCGTTTTTGATACGAACCAAGAAGTGATATTATACTCTCTTTCCTGAGTATCGGGGTGGATGCAGAGTCTGGAGAGTTCGAAGAGTCCTTGTTGTTCATGGCGTTCCAATCCAAATGCGCCTTTAGCAATTTCAGGAACAGGAAGTCCAGTGAAGATACAAACTCCCTGTATACCTCCAATATTTAGAGGTGAAAAATCATTTTTCTTGTATAGACCGTAATTATAACCAGATTTGAAACTTTTTGAAATATCTTTCAAATAATGAAACCGCAGAAGTAACTCTGCGGCTTCGGATTTGGTTACACGATCTATTGTGTAATCAGATTTCACTCTTCGGCAAGACGGGCGAAGTAGGACATGGCATCGTCATCCTCATCTTCATCAGAGGAAGAGACGGTACGGGTCGGTTTCAGAGAAGACAGTTCATCACGGAGATCTTCAGTGAGTTCACGGGTAGAACCACGATAGTTGTCTTCATCATCAACTTCCTCATCGATACGAGGAGCAGCACCACGAGCACCCAGAACAGAATC